TTTGTCGAGGCTTTCAAAGGCAAGGGCAGCGACGCAATCCGGCAGCTTACGGAAGCCGTGTCAAACTTTGACCCCCAGCCGTTGATTAACGGCCTCATGGTTGTAATTGACGTTATCGGTGGATTGGTCAAGGCCGCTTGGAATATGCGCTATATAATCGGAACGCTTGTCGGGCTTTTTGTTATGTGGCGAACCGTGACGACAGCGGCAGCGATCGCAACAACCGCCTATCATGCGGTGGTGGCAACCGCGACCGCCGCGCAGATGGCGTATGGAATTGTTGTAAAAGGCAGCGCAGCGGCTCAAGCCGCCTTCGCTTTCGCGACTGGCAAAACAAAAATAGCGGTCGTTGCATTTTCGGCAGTTATGAAAGTGGCGCAAGCCGTTCAATGGGCCTTTAACGCCGCGATGGCCGCCAACCCTATAGGCTTGGTCGTCGCAGCCATTGTCGCTTTGATTGCGATAATAGTTGTTATGGTCATAAAGTGGAAAGAAATCACAAGCGCCGTTGACGGATTTTTCGCAAAGATAAGAAACATGACAGGAGTCGGCGGCGCGATTTTGAAATTTCTTGTTACGCCTTTTGAAACGGCGTGGAAAATGATTAGAAGCGTCTTTGACATTTTCGAGGCCTTCAAAGCTGGCGGATTTTTGAACGGCCTCAAAATGATTGGCCTTGCGATTTTGCAATGGTTGGTCGCGCCTTTGCAGGGAATGCTCCAAGCCTTGTCTTTTTTGCCTGGCATCGGAACTTTAAGCGAAAAAATGAACAACTGGTTTGACACGACGCGCCAAAACCTTTTAAATGGCGGCGGCCTTCCGAAAATGGAAGAAGACGAAGCGGCCGTTGCCGGAGCGGCCCCGACCGCATCAGCGGCCGCTGCCAATAGTTATTCGCGCGAGGAAAGCGTAACGACTAGCCGCGTTGAAGTCGGACTGGCGGACGGCTTGGAAGTCAAGAACGGCTCCGCCGCCGCTCCGAACTTTACGCTTAACACGGGAGGCAGGTAATGGCATGGCAGGATGAAATCGGCGGAGCGTCTTACACGGCCCCCAGCGGAAAAAAAATAGAATTCAATTACGATTCAAGTTTGAGCCGCAAAACGCCGTTGAAGACGGCGGAGAACACTTTTCCGGATGTTGACGGAGCGGAAATTCAGCCGCTTGGACTTGGCGGCAGGAAATTTCCGATGACCGCTATTTTTAGCGGCGGCGATTGCTTGACGCTTGCCAGCGAATTTGAAGACGCGCTTTGCGAGCGCGGCGTTGGCGTTTTGGAGCATCCTATTTATGGCAAAATCAACGTCGTTACTACTGGCGACATTGAGCGGAACGACGACCTTGTTTCTTCGTTGAACGAAAGCCGCGTCAAAGTGACTTTCGCGGAAACGATTGTCGATGAAAGCTTTCCCGACGGCGAAGTCGCCTCCGTTGACGAACTTGAAACTGCCGCCGAAGAATACGAAGAAGCGGCGGCGGAATCGTTCGCGGACATGATTGAAACCGCGAGCATTGACGACCAGCTTGACCTACAGGCGACGCTAAAGGCACAAATTGACGCGATCAATCAAGGAATCGCGGATATTATGGAAGACGTGAACGCTTTTAGGGAAGAAACGAGAAAAATTTCAAGGGAAATTCAAACAGTAAAAAACACGCTTAACAAAATGATTGGAACTGTTGACGTTATGGTCGGCAGCGCTATGGAAATCGCAACGGCGATGATTCAGCTTATAAGACTTCCAGGCGAACTTGTAATGGGAGCGATGGCCAAAATCGAAGGCTACGCGACAATCGCGTCAAGCATTTTGAACACAATCAAACGCGACCCGGTCGGAGCGGCGGCGATAAAAAATCAATACGCCGCTACCAGCGTCGCTTTGGGCGGCATCGTTTCCGCCGTTTCTTATGGCGTGGCAAAAAGCGCGCTTGACGCAAGCGGCAAAACGGAAAAGAACGGCTCAACGATGGCCAGCGTTTCAAGCGGCGGCTTTGCTAGCAGAAGCGACGCTTTGCTTGCCGCCGATTCCATCGTAGAAATGTTTGAGACCTACAAAAACTACATGGACAGCCAAACGGCAAAAGACGCTTTCGTTGACAGCGGCGAAGGTTACGCCGCGCTTTTGGAAAATGTCACGGCGGCGGTCAAAATCATTCAGACGGCATCCTTTAGCCTTCCGACAACTAGGATTTGCAAGCTTGGCCGCGACCGCCAAGTCATTGAATTGCTTTGCGAGCTTTACGGCGCGGACGGATTTTCGCGCCTTGACGAATTTATCATGGACAACAAATTGAACGCAGACGAAATTGTCGAGCTGCCTATGGGTCGGGAGATAAGATATTATGCGTAATTCCTGGACAGTCGCTCCAGGCGACACGCTTTCAAAAATCGCGCAAAAGTCTTACGGAGACCCGGCGCAATGGCCAAAGATTGTCCGCGCGAATCCGCAATTGTCGGGCCGCGGAAAAGCCATTGACGGAAGCCCCTTAATTTTAGTCGGCGATGTTTTGGTCGTTCCACAGGAAGCGGATTTAAGCGCGGAAGACACGGCGGCGGCTCAAAACGTTTCTTCTGTCGTTATGAATGACACGGCGGCGCAAGACTTTTCGCTTAAAATCAACGGAAAGAATTTCACGGGATGGACAGGTTGGACGCTAGTGGAAAACGTTTCCGGAGTTGACGGATTTTCTGTCGCGTCTACATGGAACGAAAAGAACGCGGAACAAAAGGCCGCGTTCATGCCTTTTTCGTTCGCGGAGACGGAAGCAAGGTTTGAGGGCGGCTTGATTTTCAAGGGCCGCATAATGCCTGCGACCCCGGCGGTAGGGCCGCAAGCCCAAACGATTACTGTGCAAGGCCAGCCGCTTTGCGGAGCGTTGATAAATTCAGACCTTCCGCCGTCTTTGTTCCCGGCGGAATTCAGCGGCTTGAACTTAAAAGAAATCGCGAAGACTGTTTGCGGGCCTTTTGGCGTTTCCGTTAAATGCGAATCAGATGTCGGCGACGCGTTTGACAAAGTAAGCGCCGAAGTTGACGAAAAGGCTTGGGATTTTTTGCAAAAGCTCGCAGACCAGCGGGGCCTTTTTTTGACCAACACGCCGGACGGAAAGCTTTTGATTTACAAGCCGAAAATCGAAGACGTTTCCGCAAGCTTCAAACAAGGCGAGGCTCCGTTTGTGTCATGCGTTCCGCAATTTGACGGCGAAAAGATTTACAGCCATATAACAGGATGGACAAAGACGACAGCGGAAAAAGATTCCGAAAAATACACGTATGAAAACAAGTCTTTGACCAAGCGCGGAATTTTGCGCTGCCACGGCGAAGCCATTGAAGACGCTACAGGCAGCTCGCTTGAAAATTCCGTCAAGGCCTTGGCCGGAAAGATGTATGCGAATTGCGTAAAGTATTCTTTGACTGTCAGCAAAATTAAAGACGCGGACGGAAAGCGTTACAGAAAAAATATGGCTGTGAGCGTATTGGCTCCAGGAGCGGGCATTTACCGCGAGACCAAGTTTTTGGTTGACAGCTTGACTTTATCGCGCGACGACCGTTCCGGCGAAAAAACTGTATTCACTTTGGTTTTGCCGGAATCCAGGAACGGCGATTTGCCGGAGGCGTTCCCGTGGGAAGAATAGGAAAGCTCATTAAAACGGCGATTGACAAATACATCGTGCAAACGGTGGAGGCGTATTTAGGCGCGAACATCACGGCGGAAACTTTTGCGGCCAGCGGCGACGATTCGCCGCCTTTGGCCGACGACCGTATTGTTTTGGTAAAGATTGACGGCAGCGGAAACTTCGCCGCGATCGGCGTTTTGACGGAATCGCAGGGAGCGAAGCCCGGCGAAAAGATTTTATTTTCGCGCGACAAGAATGGAGAAGTGCAGGCCGCCGTCAAGCTTTTGGGCGACGGAAAAATTGAAATGATTAGCCCCGATGATTTTAGCCTTGAGGGCAAAAAATTAAAGCTTAAAGCGGACGAAATAACAATCGAAGGGCAGGCGACGGAATTGAAGGGCGGAAGCGTAAAGTGCAAGGGAACGGCAACGCCGGACGGAACGGGATGCTTTTGCGGCGTTCCTTATTGCCTTTACACCGGCGCGCCGCAGACTGGAACAAACGTAAGCAACGCATAGGGAGGCTTTTATGGCATTGAACGGAACGACGCTTGGCGACGCGATCGCCGATTGCATAATCGCGGAAAACGCGCCCGCTGACATGAAGGCGAAAATAAAGGCGCAATGGGAAGACATAGGCAAGGCGATTGTCAAGCATTTTGTTGACAATTTGGAAGTGAAGATACCAAGCGGCAGCGTAATCGTCACCGTTAGCGGCGGAAGCGGCGCTCCGGCGGTTGGAACGCGCAACCCCGACCCGCTCGCGACGGATGTTCAATAGGAGCTGGAAAAATGGCAGACGACAAGAATGTTTTTGAAGGCGACGTTTTTTTAAAATCGACGCTTGACGGCGGCGACATTGTTTTGGAAGACGGCCTTATAAAAGATTGCAGGAATTTTGACACGGCGGTTTTGCTTTCGCTTTTTGGCGGCAACAAAAAGGACTTGAACGCCCGGCCCAAGGAAACTTGGTGGGGCAACCTTGTTCCAGGAACGAAAAAAGCCGAGTGGATTCAAAGCGAATTCGGCGCGATGGTGGAAGGCCTTCCGCTCACTAGCGGAAACTTGCGGACGGCCCAGGCGGCCGCGGGCCGTGACTTGGACTGGATTAAAAAGGAAGCGGGAGCGGACAAAATCAACGCGAGCTTGAAGGCGGTCAACGCGGCTCGCGTCAATTTGACTTGCGAAATAAAAAAGAACTCCGCCGAAATCGGCGGCGGTCAATATGAAATGCAATGGCAGGGGGCTTTGAAATAAAATGGCTTACGAAAATAAAACTGTAGATTACGTTTACAATTTATTGATTCAATCTTTTCAAGAGAAATTCAACAACCGGCTTAGGCTTTTGCCCAAGTCGTTTATCGTCATTTTGGCGAAGGTTTGCGCTGCGGTTTTTGTCGTGCCTTACAAATTGGCCGGATGGTTTTACTTGCAGCTTTTCCCGGACACGGCGAGCTTTGACAGCGTGAACGTTTTGGGCCACGAATTGCGGCCGCTCGTGAAACTTGGAAACCTTTTCGGCGTTGGAGAGCCGACCAGCGGCCAGGCTTGGGAAGGAATCGTCAAAGTCACGGTCGTCCGCGAGGGCGAGCCTATTATGCTTGGAACGCAATTAAAGAGCGACATCACGGGCTTTGTCTACGTCGTAAGCTCTACGGTTACTACGGCGGGCCAAACGGTTGACGTTCCCGTTTATTGTTCGGAATCCGGGGCCGTCGGAAACCTTGCGGACGGCGACCCGATCAAGTTTGTATCCCCCCTGGGCTTTGTCGAACAGGAAGCGGAAGTCGATTCCACTACAAAAGCGGGAATCGACGACGAAACGGAAGCGCATTACAGAACGCGCGTCGTCAACAGATACTCGAATCAGCCGCAAGGCGGCGCGCTGTCGGACTATCGCATTTGGTCGTTCGACGCTCCGGGCGTTTTACAGACTTATCCTTACAACGGCGAAAACTCACCGGGCGACGTTGAAATTTACGTCGCGGGAACTACGGACGTTTATCCGAACCGCGTTCCGGGCCGCGAGCTTTGCGTGGCCGTCGGCGAGGCTTGCACGTATGATCCCGAAACGGGAGCGGCCAACCGCAGGCCTTTGACGGCCATTCTTGACCCGAACAATGACGGAACTTATTTGAACGTCAAGCCTGTTTCAATCGTCACCGTTGACGTTGCGGTTACAGGCGTGACCGGCGTTGACCCGTCCGACTTTGGAAGGGAATTCAAGAGCGTCGTCGAAACCTATTTGCTTGGCCGCGAGCCTTACATCCGAGGATTGAGCGACGACAACAACCGAACGAATTACGTTCAGACAAACGCTTTAATAGCGCTCGCAAATTCTGTCGCGACCGGATTGAAGGCGCAATTTGGAACGGTTGAAATTTCTATCAACGAAGAAACCGTCGCGAACTACACGCTGGACAAAGGCGAGCTTTGCGACCTTGGAAGCCTTTACGTCAACGGAGTGGAATATGAGGAGTAGTTTTTTTGACGCGATAAAATCCTTGCTGCCTTCGTCGCAGACTTGGAATTTATCGCAAGAAAAAAACATGAGAAAGCTTTTTGAGGCGATGGCCGTTTTGCCGGAAGACTTGCGGCAAGAAATCGAAGGCGTTTACCTTGACTATTTTCCGGAAACTACGCGTAGCCCGGAACGATGGGAGAAAGTTTTTCAAGTCGTTTTCACGCAGGCGGAATTGGAATTGCGCAGGGCCGCTTTGGCGGGCTTGTGGCAGATGAATAACGGCGGCGGAGCGGCGATTTTTTTGCGGCAAGTTTTGCAGGAAGTATGGCCGTCTTTGCAGCTGGTCGAAAACATTCCGGTCGGAAATCCGCGCGGCCCTAGCGCCGTCAATTATATGGTTTGCGGAAACGAAACGGCTTGCTGCGGCAACCGAAAGGCCGTTTGCGGCTACAGAATCGGCGACGGCGACTTTGAAACGACAATCATCAGAAACGACACCGCGTCAAGCTACACGATTCCGAACGACCCGGCTTGGTGGGGCTATTGCTTCTATCTTTGCGAAAGCGTCGTCCGCGACAGCCGAGGCGTTATCATTTACGTAAAGAGAATTGAAATCCCAGCGATTTACAAAAATTACATCGAATATTTTATTTTACGGATGAAGCCGGTGCAAAGCGTCGCCGTGCTTGCTATTAAATGGATTTAAGGAACAAAAGAAAAGGAGATAAAACATGTTCAAGATTGACGAAAACTATTCAGATTATTACGGAACCGACCCTGTTAAATATCCGGGCGGCATGGGCATAAATTCTAGCGGCGTTGACACTACAGACGGAACGCCTTGGCTCGCAAAAATGTTCAACAACTGCATAGGTTGGATGCAGGCGCTTTACATCAAAGCCTTTGGGAACTTAAACGGCATATCGAACGACGCGGAAAACGCGCAGACTTCGGACGTTGTTCGTGCTTTGGAGAAAATTCAAACGGACAACAATACGGCGGAGCGGGCGACCAGCGAGGCGGCCTATTTCAAAAAAACGGGCGGTGCGATTAGCGGAAACGTCAACATTGACGGAACGCTTGCGGCCAAGGGAACGACCATCAACGGAACCCTCCAGGTAGAGGGCGACATCATTCAAGACGGCGAATCGTATGAAACGCACGCGGAAAAGATTTACACAAAAGACGATTTGATTGTCACCCGCGACGGAGCGGTCGGAGCTTTGGGCGTTGACGAATATTCCGGCTACATCGTCCGCCTTGCCGACGGAACGAAGGACGTTGCCGTCGTAGTAGACAGGAATGGAAACGCCCGCGTCGGTAATTACAACCTTGTTTTTGTCTATTCAAGCGACGGCGTGAATTTCTACAGCGACCCGGACTTGACAGACCCGGTCACTATTCCCGCAGGAAAAACTCCGCGAGCTGTCAGCGGCGACCCCAACCGCTATTACTATGCCAACTTGGACGACACGGAACCGATTGCGACGCGCGACGATGAAGCGAACATGGCGGACGGTTACGGCCTTACTTGGGACGCTGCGACAAAATCGATTAAAACAACTTTTATTCCAAGTGGCGCAGTTTTGCCGGAAAACATTCAAGGCGACACTACAATTTCAAGCATTGTCGCCGACAGATGTTTTTACATCACGGCATCGACCGCTTGCGTTTTGACTTTGCCGAACGCCGCTACTGTCGGAAAAAAAGTCAGAGTCATAAACACGACAAACTTGACGCATAGCCTTTCATTGACTTCTGTCGGCTCCAGCTCTCCGCACGTTTTGCCGATGGCCAATATAGAAATCATGTGGAACGGAACGGCATGGCAAAGTATTTGCGGAAAATCAGTCGGCGATGTTTACGTTCAATATCCTGGACAAAACACGCCGGAAGACGTTCAGCCGTGCACTTCTTGGCTTTTGGTAAAATATGGCGGCGCGTTCTTCCGAACGGAAGGCGGAAACGCAAAAGACTTCCTTGACCCGCTAAACGTAACAACTAGCGACGGCGTTTCATTTACGGTTACATCAATGAATATTGCCGCCAAGAATTTCAACATCGGCGATTTTATCGCTTACGACGACGAATTCAAGACAGTTACAAAGATTAACAATTCTACAACCGCGCAGACTGGCACTTACACTTTAACGAGCTTTACCGTTGATTCCGCTTTTGTGGCCCCCGGCGGCGATTATGCAAATTTAACGAACGTTATTATTTTGCAACCTGATGCCTTCCAA